ATTTAGCGTGTAAAACTCTTAAGCATCCAACCATGTTTTTGATGAGCATCTAAAATGTCTTGTAAGAAGTTGCCTACCGCAGGTTCGTCTGCTGCGTCTGCAAGTGCAATACCGGTACGCAATTCCATAATGTACTTGTCGTTATCTTGAGCAAGTTCAGACATCATTACGATTGGTGCAGGTATTGCTATGTTAAAAACGATCTTTGACAGTTCACTCATTCTTGCAAGAGTTGTTGGTGCATAAGAATTCAATGCACGAATATGTTCTGCGATTGAATCAGTTTGGTCAAACACCGAATCATAAAAGTCTCCTAAGAAACCATGATACTGTGCAAAGTCTGGACCTTCTACATTCCAATGAAAAGTGTGTGCCTTAAAATACAAAGCAAAGTTTGTACCTAAGATAACTTTCATTTGTTCGATTAATTGTTCCATGATTTTATTTATTCCCTTTAATCATTTTGAGTAATTCGTTAGTGGAGCCAACAAAGACGGCTTTGTCTATGTTGACTCCTTTACTAGTTTCAGATTGAGGTGCAAGCTCTTTTTTTCTTTTCTGTAACTCTAGTAAATCTTTATTCATCTCAGCCAGACTTTTCATCATTGTGGCTAAGACTTCGTATGCTCTTGGTGATTCTGATTGATTTGCGACAGATGCAAGTTCAGTTAATGCTTTGTTGCCGTTACTAATTAGTTCACGCATATTGGTACGTGCAAACTCAGCGTCAGCATCAATCTGATTGGCATTATCCTCAATCACAACAGGCAAAGTTTCTATTGTCTTTTCTTCGATGGGTTCGACATCAAAAATTTCAGATAAGTTTTTGTTTAGTTTTTTCATGATAATGTATCAGGCCATTCTATAATTGTTTCAATAAAACCAAAGCTAGAATTTGGTAATGCTGATGTTGGACTAGGCTCAGTAATCACAGCCGCAGCGTTAATTGAATTGCCATCAAGTGTAGCTACGTTATATTTTGCACCAGAGTAATCGCCCGTAAGTGTATACCCAGGCTTAACGTAATCATTACCTCCAGTAATTACAAGAGTGCCAAGTGCAGTATTGCTGAAATACTCTACTGTACCAAAGAAGCCGTTTGCAGAGTCACGAATCGTTTCACCTGTAGTGAACACGTTATTACCATTTGCATAGTCAACATAAACTTTTTGCAACTGTTTAGATGTAAGGTCAATGTTGAGGTTGGTATTGGCTGCATTAATAATTTTGCCAGACTTGACTGGTGGCCAGATGAAACTCTTAGCAGTAAAAGTTAAATCCCAAATGATGATTCTTGTGGTACCGTCAGACATACCACCTTCGTACTCAACTGTAGATGCAACAGAATTCAATATGATAGGCACAGTGTATTTTTGACCCATTTGTGGAATAAAATCTACAACCACGCTGAAATCTGGAGTAAAGAATGGTAGAATTTGTTCTAGTATTTGTGTACCATCTTCAGTGTTGCGGACATAAATCGATAAACTGAATTCATAGTTGTATGGTACAGGAACAAACTGTGTGTTGACACCTGTGTTTGTTGCACCAGCAAAATTCTGTAGTGTTGAAATTTGTTTACGACTTACATCATACTCAAGACTGTCAAGATTAAATGACATTCTTGGTATTACAGAGTTAACTGATTTGACCAAGTTTGGATCAGAAGTAATCTGTGTCAGATATCTTTCTTTTGGTCCATATGATAATGGTACTTTTAGTTTTTCTTTTGGTGCGCCTGCTTGTGTATAACGAACGATTTCGAGATCATTAAACATCGTACCAAACACAACGACCATCTTACGAATGGTGCGGTGATAGAACTGTGCATTACCTAACATTACGGTTCTCCAAACGGATTAACTTCCGTAAAGTCGATGATGTTATCGCTGGCTGCTTCGATTCGAGCATTGTCAATAATATCTTCGAATGCTGTATTTTGAACTGGAGCATCAGACGCTAGTGTGACTGTCCATTGTGCGGAACTTGTATTACCTTTTACGTTAGCTGATGCGGTAAAATCACCCTGCATACGATAAACATCGATGTATGCATTTGGTTGAAAATCATATACTAATGCTTGTGCTGTAGCCGAAGAAAGATTAGAACCTTGATAAACTATTTCATCGTTTAAGAATTTGCCTGATCCGGCACCTAAAGAAATTCTAAGTTTTGGATAATAATTTCGAATATTGCTGTCGATTTCCGTAACGCCTGTTTCGATAATCTCACTTGAAAAATAAAACTGTTTCATCTTCAATGCGTACACATATACATTGCCACCACGGCCACGACCCAATGTATAGAACATGGCTTGATCGTTCTCTGATTCTACACTGGTAATCTCAAAGAAACTTGTGGTCATCGGTATGTAGATCAAGTCACCCTCAAGAGGTCTTGTTAAACCGTTGACCGCATATCTAAATCTTAGCCTTGAAACAAGCAATGTTGCTTCATCACGAATTTCTAATCCAAACTTAGATATAAAGTCTTGTTCACCATCAAAACCGTTTACATTTTCTAGATACATTTCAATTGGATGTGCAGTGCGATATTCTTTTAGAACATCTTCACCAAATAGATAATCTACTTGATCACGTGTTGTACGTGGCAAATAATAAACATCCAAGCCATAGATTTTTAATGCTTCGATAACAAGATTTTCGACAAGCAGTTGCTCGGGAGTGATAACATTGCCACCCCCAAGTCTGCTTGGAAAATTATTGAAGTAAAAGTTAGTTGACATTAGCCTGTAAAGATTTCTGACGGCAGTGAACCCATCATGTAAATCTGTTCTTCCATTTCTTTGATTTCTTCTGACGCTTCATCATAAATCTTCTGACCATTCAGTGTAACACCACCTGGCATTTGGATGCCCTCAAACTTTTTGAGATTGTTGCCCCACTGCTGTTTAATTTTTGCTGTGGCTAATTGCTTCAGAAAACGATCATTCCACACATCAGTCGTACCTTCAATTTGAATAGCAGAATTATTATGAGTTAATGTTGGTGGTCCAACTAGTGTCAGACTTGTGGGTGACTCAATGTTGCCAACTTGTTTCGATTCTGTACCGATTGTGATAAAATCAAACGGAACAATTTCTTGATCAAATTTTGTACCATATCCTGTAATTGTATTTGATGATGGTGAACCCGTAACTGTACCTGTCAATACAACTGTTTCTGGTCGAATTGTACGATAGCATTCAACTACAACCCAATCGCCAGGATGAACATCTCTTGACCAATCGATGTCTAAGAATACTTTATTCTGATGACGATTAAATCTAAATTGTGGTGTGCCAGAGAATAATAGATTCAGGGTACGTAAATGTTGCATCGTGATTTCATATGACACATACGATACCGATGTAAAGTCATACAAATCATGTAGACGTAATTGATATCGCAAGTCAAACATATTAATCGATGCGTTTGACTGATCAAATGGAAAAATACCTGTAACAAATTGTACCGCATCTGGGCAATAAATCCACTGGCGATCAATATCTGCCTGAGTAATTTGATGCTTCATAAACAGTTTCTCTGTGCCATCATAGTGATAATCACGCCAGAAATTTAAAGCATCATCAATACGATCATCCACTTGATCATCATCAACGTTGATTTCGATGACTGGCCAACCTAATCTACGCAGGCAGTAATCTTTGAATTGTTGTCTTGTGTTTATGGTTGCCATCTTTACATTCCGCCAAATAGGAAAGCATCATCAAAAATGTCAGGAGGTGAAACAATGTTATTTCCACTTACTGCGTTATTTGCAATTAAATTGCCTGTGATTTGTTGAGCAACAATATTATTACTACGAATAGCATTATCCACAATATTATTACCCGAAACCGCTCCAGCAGTAATCAAATTGCCAGTAATAGCACCTACTTGAATTACTCCAGTTTGAACTCTCTGTATCATTATACTTTGTCTTTAAAATTAATCTTCTTCATAAGTTATTTTAGGTGATTTACTTACCGTTTCTAGTAATATTTGTTGTCCCACTTCGTTTGCTTTTACCATCTCATTTCTAAAACTTTCGACAGCAGCACCAGTCTGTCTTTGTTGTTGACTGTTTTCTATCAGCAATACTGGAAGCCAGGTAATAGCACAATTCCATTCGTCAACTTCTTTACCAGTATTTGGATTAGTTCCTCTTACTTGTGTGAACCAAGAACACTTTATTCCAACACAATCTTTTTTAAGTAACGGACAAAAGTCACCGGGTTTAATTTGCATAATATTTCCATATTAAATTATGCCCAGACTGGAATGGGCTCTTCTGGCCACTCTACTTCACCTGGAACAGGATTGAAAAACATTTCACGAATGACTGCTCTGTAAGCGTCAAATTCAGACTTATTTAGTATGTTGACATCAGGCAGATAAACGTAGTCGGTGTTGAACAGTTTGACCTTAGCAGTCTCTTTATTGTCTTGAGCCGTGTTTACATATGGTTGTTTACGAATTTCATCTTTAATCAACCACTCTTCCACTAACGGTAAGTATTCATCAACTGAAGTCACTCTAGTGTTTGGTGGTTGAATCCCATTTTCATCTCTTTCATATTGCAATTCGCCATATCCTTTTGGTCCATACCAATGAACAAATGTGACATCTGATGGAATCATATTACTCAAATCAAATTCATCCATACAATCACCATTCAGACAAACAACGCCATCTGCTTTTACAAGAGTTAAATTATAATCGTTTAAATTTATCATATTAGTCCTTTGTCGCTATAATTGCATCCACATATCGCACACCAAAATCTAAAGCAGTGCCAGTAAATGAGCCAGACCATGATGGCTGAGTGAAACCGTGACCGTGTGCTTCACCACTACCTGAACCTAATGTGGGTGATGTTGCTGTTCGGTTTGTAGAACCAGAAGCTGAACCGCCAATACGTGTACCCGTGGTTGTCATTGTTGCACTAGATGACATAAGTTGTTCGGTATGAGCATGTGATGCAAGTTGTCCAGTTGTAAGACCTGAATCGGAAACACCACCACCAGAGTTAGTGCCTGAAACTGAACCTGCCGGAGTTCTGTTTACAAAAGTTGAACTGAATGCAGTGTTACCACCACTACTCACTGAACCAGAAACAATACGAAGTGCTTTATCATTATGCGTAACTGATTTTGTCCAACCAGTTGGTGCTGCTGTTTGCACAAACAACATAACTGTACCAGAAGGTATGAGTAATCCAGATGCCACTTTAGTAGAAGTTACTGCACCCGTTGCAATTTTAGTAGAAGTTATTGCATCTGTTCCAATTTTAATTTCTGTGACAGCACCGTCAACAATGTCATCAGTTACAATTGAATTATCAGCAACTTTAGCTGTTGTGATTGCACTATCTTTAATTCTATTAGTATTAATTCTTTGTGTAGGCATATGTTTTCCTATGCTGAACCAAATTTTGTATTTGAGGCTAACACGGTGTATGCACTTGATCCAGTCTTAATTACACTAAATGAATATAAATCAGTAGATTCATTTGTTCCAACTATGTAAGCTGGCGCTACACTACCAGCCCAAAGAGGCGAAACTAAAGTATCATCAATGTGTAGGTTTGCCCTAAAAGTGTTTGTACCCTGTTTTAAAAGTATTGCCAGTGAAACAGAACTACCTATTGATAGCGTATTCTGTAATGTTGTAGTATCATTTCCTCTCAAATTAAAGGTAACATTCGCAGTTGTATTTGAAGAGAAAAAATAAACAGTATTATTTAAAATATCAATATTAACGTTACCACCTACAGCCGTAGTAAAAATGTTTGCAGTTTCTAAAGCATTAACCATAGAAAAAGATAAATTAGGTGCTAACTTACTTGAAGTAACATTAGCATTTGCTATTTTATTTGTAACGATAGTCGAATCTAAAATTCGTGTGCTTTCTACGTATTGTTGTGGCATTTTTTAATTAACCTCCAAATACAATTGACATCGCAATTGCTTTTCCTGTTGTAGCCGCATTTTGTACCGTTGAGTTAATAGAGGCATCCAATTTTGCTACAGACACACTACCATCTGGAATAATAAAAGCGTTTGCCGCAGTGTAGAAAGTTGCAACACGAACAAGTTCACCACTTGCAGGAGTTTCGTCAAACGTAATTGTATATGTTCCAGTATCAACTGTATACGATGTTATTGGTTGAACAATACCATCAATTGTTACGATTAATGTTTCTCTAGCTTGTGGATTGAACGCTAACTGGAAAGTAGTCTGTGCGCCATTTGCTGTAGTCTCAAATACTGAAACACTCACATTCGAATTAATGACACTTGTGTAAAACGGATTTACTCTTGAAAAACCAACTACACGAATATTTTCATTTACCTGTGGTGCATCAATAAAATAAATTGTGTTGTTTGAAGAATTGACAACATACGCACTTTCGGGTTGAAGAATACCACCTAAAGATACGAAAACTGCTTTACCTGATATTGGATCAAATCCTAAATTAAACAACTGAGTTGAACCATTACCTAGTCCCTCAAATGTATAAACAGTTGCACCAGCAGAGTTTGCAGCATCAACATACACTGGTGTAACATTACTAAATCCACCAACACGAATTCTTTGACCTGATGGTGGAGGTTCATTAAATGAAATTGTATTATTACTTGGATTGATTGTATAATCGTGAATTTCAGATTGAACAATACCACCAATTGAAACTACAACACCCGCATTTGATGTTGGTGAAAAATCCATCAGATAAGATGTATTTGACCCATCTGCAACTACAGACCAACTAGCAACGGCTGTGTTTCCTCCTCCACCGCCACCACTACCAGCGTTTGCGGTGTACTGTCTTGTACCATCACCAAACTGAATATATGTGTTTGTCGTAACATTTGCTACTTGTAGATTAGCATTAATTACAACGTTGGCTGTTACGGTACCACCAGCATTTGCGCTTAACGAATTATTCGCACGAATAAATGCAGCATTCGCATACAACGCAGCAGAGTTTGCAACATGAGAAGGAGTGTTAGCAGCTACAGCATTACCGTTTGCAAGATCAAATGCCGCGTTTGATTGAATAAATGCACCATTCGCATACAAAGCAGCAGAGTTCGCTACGTGCGATGGTGTGTTTGCTGTGATGAACGATGCATTAGCAGTATTATATAATACTTTGATTACGTTCGCAGAAGTTAATGGTGCAAAAGTTAAATTACCTGCACCATCGGTTCTAATGTAATCATCATTCGTTCCACCAGTGATATGAACATTGTCAACTGGTCCAAGTAAAACACTCTTCGAAATACTTGTATCGAGATTAGCACGAATGTTAATGGTGTTGCTTGAACCGATGATACGCATTTGCTCATTTTCTACACCCATGCCACCAACAGCAAATACAATGTCATTTTCAATAAATGTGCCTAATACAAGATCACCACCACCAGTAACGGTATTTCCAGAAACATACAAATATCCATCATTTGGACCAACTAATGTATAATCTGGATCAGCGTGTGTGCTGCCACCAATACCCATATCGATGTAAGTATCATCTTCAGTGCCATTATCAGCAGTTGCAACATAGTCTGACGATGATTGATCTCCAGTATTAATATTCTGGATGTTTATTTGTGCATAGTCATTGACATTTCCAGATGCTTGGAAAACTGTCTGTGGTTGGAAGTCGTAACCAACAGGAATACCTGCGTACAGTGCATTGAAACCATTAGCTGCATAACCGAAGAACTGACCACTATTACCAGTAACTAACAGAGAGGTAACGTTTCCTACAAAATTAACATTACCTAAAACACTAAGATCATTTTGAATCGTTACATTGCCAGAGATTGTACCACCAGTCGAATTGAACTTAGTATTTGAATTGTCGAATGCTGAATTTGCATGAATAAATGCTGCGTTAGCTTGAGCAAAAGCACCGTTGGCATATAACGCAGCAGAGTTTGCTACGTGTGACGGAGTGTTTGCAGCAATTGCAGTTCCGTTTGCCAATTCAAATGAAACATTCGCATGAATAAAAGCTGCATTAGATTGAACGAATGCGCCATTTGCATACAGAGATGCTGAGTTAGCGACATGTGATGGTGTATTAGCAG